AAAATTGACAGAAAAGTCAGAGACGTAATTAGCCATATTAAACTTGCAGAAGCTAAAAAAGAGCATATGCAAATTAAGATAGATGAAGCTGCACCTGAAGTTTCTGTAGCTACTTAACAAAAAGCTACATCGTTGGAAAAAACCAATCCGCACTGCAGGCTCTCTTGCGCTCTATACAAAACTGTTGTATAAAAATCACACTATACAATTAATATTAGAACATAGACGCGTATAGTCGACGGCCTAGAGACTATGTTCACTAACTAGGAGGATTTAATCATGGCAACTACAACTTTTTCAGGTCCAGTAAGATCTGAGAGCACAATTAAAACTGTTAGTAAAAACGCTACTACTGGAGCGATTACTGAAGTATCAACATTTGGTGATGGACCAGTAAGTCTTTCTGATGGCGATGTAACTCTTACAAACGCAACACACAGCGGAAGAATCTTACTTGTTCCAGATGGAAGTCAAGATAATACATACACTCTTCCAGCTCCGATAGCTGGATCTGTGTTTAGATTTGTTTATGCAGGAGGAGCTGCTGATGCGACTGACGCAATCATCGTTACTCCAGGTAATTCAAATTTTTACATTGGTGGAGTTACATTTCTTGACCAAGATGGTAATGAAGTAAGTGCAGTTTTTTCTGATGGAAACTCAAACAGTAAGATACAAATAAATGTCCCACAGGGATTTGATGTAACTATTGTTGGAAAAGACACAACTAATTATCAAATTTTTGGTAATGTAACATCTACAACTGCACCAGCATTTGCAGATCAATAATAATACTTAATGTGAGGGCTTCGGCCCTCACAGTTTCTTAATTAAGGAGGGAAACATGGCAGATACAGTAACAGGACCAACTATCTTACAACAAAACGATAAGAGAGTTGTTATTAAAATAGTAAACGAATCAGATGGAACAGGCGGAACTACAGTTTTTGGAGATGTCTCAGCATTAGATGCTAGAGAAGATGGAACTGCGGTAGCTCACTTAGGATTACTTAGAGTTTGGTATTCATGTCAAGGCGGCGATGGTGGAGACGCTTTTGCACGTTTAGATGAAGAAGACTCTGATGGAGATATTCCTATCATAGGATTAACTGGCGCAGGATATTGGGATTTTAGAGAGTTTGGTGGAATACCAGCAGATAAGTCATCCAATAGTAACCAAAGCGATGTTAACTTTGTTGTACCAAGTGCTGCTGATTCTGGTAACATGTATACGGTTATAGCAGAATTTCAAAAAATTTATTAAGGAGGTAGCTGATGGCCAACACAACTTCAGGCACAGTTACTTTCGATAAAACTTTTGCTGTTGATGATTTAATAGCAGAGGCTTATGAACGAATTGGTTCACAAGTAACTTCTGGATATCAATTAAGATCTGCAAGAAGATCTCTAAATATATTATTTCAAGAGTGGGGTAATAGAGGCTTACACTATTGGGAGATAGGAGATACAAATATAGACTTAATTGAAGGTCAAGCAGAATACACTTTTTTCAGATCAAGCGGAGATGGCACCTCATCAGTTACTGTAGGTGGCACAAGCGGATCCTCTACTTTTGGTGTTGCAGATATATTAGAGGCAACTTTTAGACAGAATAGAACACAGACTACTCAAGCTGATTCAGCAATGACTAAGATTGATAGATCTACTTATTCTAGTTTATCAGGTAAATTATCTAAAGGGACTCCCTCTCAATATTTTGTCCAGCGTTTTATAGATAAAACAACTGTCACTGTATATCCAACACCAGATGCAACAGCAGCCACAAAAGACATGCATATATTTTTTGTAAAAAGAATACAAGACGTTGACTCAACATACACAGATGCAACAGACGTGCCTTATAGATTTGTGCCTTGCATGGTATCTGGTTTAGCGTTTTACTTAGCACAAAAATATGCACCAGAGAGAGTGCAGGCCATGAAACTATATTATGAAGATGAATTAGGCAGAGCTTTAGCAGAGGACGGCTCTTCTTCTAGTACAATAATAACACCTAAAACTTATTACCCAGGAGCATAATGGCATTTGCAAGAGGAAAAAAATCAAAAGCAATATCTGATAGATCAGGCATGGCATTTCCATATGAAGAAATGGTAAAAGAGTGGAATGGCCATTTTGTTCACAAATCAGAGTATGAAGCTAAACACCCACAACTAGAATTAAGATCTAGATCAGGTGATTCACAAGGACTAAGAGATGTAAGACCTGACAGAACAGAAAACGAAGTTTTAATATTATTAGGACCTAATCCATTTGAGACAATATCATCTAGCTCTGGTATTATAAACGTATTTGAAGTTGGACATGGAAGATCTACAGGAGATACTGTTAGATTTAGAGGCCCTATATTTACAACATCCGATCCTGATGGTTTTCAAAACCCAAATAATTTTGATGGCATTACAGGATCTAACATAGCAAAAGCCGCTGGTTACTCGATAACAGTTGGAAAAAGAGATTCTAGTGGCAATATAGAAAACACAGAAAATTTCTACCACTTTACTGTTGATACAGATACTGCTACAAGTGGAGGGATATCAGGAGGAGGCAATAGTTGTTCGGCTGGTCCAGCAACATTGACAGCGTAATATGGCAGGATTAAGTGCATCAGGATTAAAAACACAGATAAGAAGTTATACAGAAGTTAGCTCTACTGTGCTGTCAGACAGCGTGTTAGAGAATATAATATTAAACGCACAATATAGAATATTTAGAGATGTACCTATCGATGCGGATAGAAAAACAGCTACAGGTAATTTTACATCTGGGACAAACAATGTAACTGTTCCAGCAGGAGCTGTATTTGTTAGAGCAGTTCAAGTCTATACTGCAACTGGATCTACTTTTACTGGTGCCAATGTATATTTAGAAAAAAGAGATATTACATTTTTAGAAGAATATATATCAGCGAGCACATCTACTGGAACACCAAAATATTATGCAATGTTAGATACTGGAGCTACTGGAGAAAGCTCATCAAATTCTGGATCTATAATTGTGTCACCAACACCGAGTGCAACGTTTGCATATAAGATACATTACAATGCAGTGCCATCTTTATTAGAAAATGATGATACTAATTATATTAGTATGAATTTTCCAAATGGTCTGCTATATTGCTGTTTAGCAGAAGCCTATGGTTTCTTAAAAGGCCCAGCTGATATGCTGCAATTATACGAACAAAAATACCAACAAGAAGTACAAAAATTTGGAGGAGAGCAAATAGGTAGAAGACGAAGAGATGACTACACTGATGGAACAGTTAGAATACCAGTCAACTCACCAACACCTTAAGGATTAAATTATGGCATCAACATTTTCAGATCTTGGTATCGAACTAATGGCAACCGGAGAAAACTCTGGTACATGGGGAACAAAAACTAATACAAATTTACAGATAGTAGAAAAAGCTATTGCTGGTTATGTAGAAAAGTCTATCGCAGGTGGAGCACAAACAACCACTTTATCCATTACAGATGGAGATGCAACTGAGTCAACCTCTGTTGCTAGACATGCAGTAATAAAACTTACAGGGACTATTACAGGTAATCAAGTTGTAACTGTCCCAGATTCAATTGAAAAAGTTTATATTGTAGTAAATGGAACATCAGGCGCTTTTACTGTTCAATTTAAAACTGCATCAGGATCTGGTGTAACTTTTGCAACATCTGATAAAAGCACAAAATTACTTTTCTCTGATGGAACAAATATAGTAGACACTAATTTTAGTGGAGCTACAGATTTAGATGGTGGAGTTTTAACTCTTGATGCTGATGCTGATACTACAATTACAGCAGACACAGATGATCAAATAGACATAGCAATTGCTGGAGCAGATGATTTTAGATTCACAGCGAACACTTTTACAGCTTTGTCTGGTAGTAGTGTAGTTATACCAGAAGGAGGTCTTACTTTAGGTAGCACTGCTGTCACGTCAACCGCTGCGGAATTAAACTTGTTAGATGGAGTATCTGGATTAGTACAGGCAGACTTAACTAAGCTTGCTGCAATTGATGCAACAGCAGCAGAATTGAACATAGTAGACGGTGGAACCTCAGCTACATCCACAACCGTTGCAGATGCAGACAGAGTTGTTTTAAATGATAATGGCACAATGGTTCAAGTTGCGGTTACAGATTTAGCTGCTTACTTTGACGATGAGATAACAGCTATGCCAAATCTAACATCGGTTGGAACTCTTACAACTTTAACGGTTGATAACATAATTATTAATGGAACTAATATAGGCCATACATCTGACACAGATGCTTTAGCCATAGATTCAAGTGGTAACGTTACAGCTTCACAAAATTTAACTGTGACTGGAGATCTTACTGTATCTGGTGATGATATTACCATGGGTACAAACACTGCAGGTAATTTACTAATTGCAGATGGCACAAACTTTAATTCAGTAGCAGTGGGGTCATTATCAGAAATATCTACTATCGCTAATGACGATGTGTTTTTAGCAGTTGATACTTCAGGCGGTGGTCTTAAAAAAGTTGCAAGATCAACTGTGGTTTCAGGGCTTGCTACATCAGGTGCAATATCAAACGTGGTAGAAGATAGCACGCCTCAACTAGGTGGTGATTTAGATGTTAATGGTAATGCTTTAGTGTCTACATCAAACGGTAATATTGCTTTAACACCAAACGGAAGTGGAGTTGTTAGAATTGATGGATCTAATGGTATTGATATGCAGTCTGGAGCTATATCTATTAAAAACTCTGGTTCTCAATCTTATATTGATTTTTATTGTGAGTCATCAAATGCCCACTATGCTAGACTACAAGCACCTGCTCACTCAGCTTTTTCTGGTAACATTACATTAACTTTACCAGCCACTACAGATACAGTTGCAGGTATAGCAGCAACACAAACATTAACAAATAAAACTTTAACTACACCAGTTATTGCAGAAATAGATTCTGGATCTAGTATTACATTAGATGCAACTACAGATATTATTTTAGACGCTGACGGTGATAATATCACCATGAAAGCGGCAGGCACAACTGTTCTTGATTTCGTATTAAATGGAGCAACTGATGTTACTTTAGATGCACCAGGTGATCTTAAATTTGATGCTGATGGCGGTGATTTTAATTTTTTAGATGGTGGCACAGAAATTTTAAGAATATCTAACTCATCAAGCGATGTAATTATAAGACCAGTTGTTGATGCTAAAGATTTAATATTTCAACAAAGAGATGGAACAGAAGTAGCTAGAATTGAAGATAATGGGACATTTAATATTGTAACAGATAAATTAGCCATCAATGGCACAGCGGTTACATCCACAGCAGCAGAACTTAACATATTAGACGGTGTTACATCTACAGCAGCAGAACTTAACATATTAGACGGTGTTACATCTACAGCAGCAGAGCTTAATATATTAGACGGTGTAACTTCTACAGCAACAGAACTAAACATCATGGATGGTGGTACATCTGCTAGCTCTACAACTTTAGTAGATGCCGATAGATTAGTTGCAAATGATGCAGGCACTATGAAACAAGTAGCATTAACAGATGTTAAAACATACTTATCAAGTGCAGGATTTAGTACAGACGATCCCACGGCTCTTGCAATTGCATTAGGTTAATATATAAGGAAAAAGGAGAAAAAATATGGCAAACACGT